ACATCTTTGCATTCACAATTGATTCTACTTGCTCAGCACTCATTGATTCTTGTTTCATTTCTTCTGCATTGATAGCTGCAATGACTGCCGTAGCAATGTCATAGGCTTGCCCCATTTCAATGTTCAAAGTTGCAGCGATTGCCTCTGTAGCTCTCTCTAGTGCTGCTGGCATCTCTTCAGTATCAATAGCTTCAAACTCATCAGAGCTTGCTGCTTGTTCTGTTGCTCTCTCATCAATAACCTCTAACACTACACCATTGGCATCTGTTATGATCTTGATTCCAGTAAACTCACCACCTAATTCATGTGTGCCTTCCGGAGCTGGAATCTGCTCACCATCAGCAACAATAAATACAGTAGTTCCCACTGCTAGTTCACCCTCATATGATACAGCTGTACCATCTAGCAAAACTGCCTCACCAAATGCTTGAGCTTCTGTTGTTTCAGTAGCTTCAGCAGATGTTGAAAACATTGCTTTCATCTCAGCAATTGCATCCATTACTTTTTTGAAGTTCTCGTTCATTTGTTTGTTATTTAATTATACTATGTTTAATTGTTCCACTTAGATCATTCAATGCCTTGAATATCTGTGCCATCATCTCTGATTCAATGGTGCGATCTGTTGCTGTGATCTGAAAATATCCCTCAACACTAAATCCAGTAAACTTGCCTTCTTTAGCTTTCTCCCATACATCTTTATCAGTCACCTTGTAGCTGACAATCCAAGATCCATCATTTGCATCATGGAATCTCTCAGGAGCTGTGAATCCTTTGTCATTATCTATCTGATAGCTGTGGATCATGTAGATCCCATCAACTACATTGGATGAATTGTGCTCAATATTTACATTGTTGAAGTTGCCTCTCCTAGCGTAGTCATGAATAATGTCCTTGATAGCAGCCTTTGTGAATACCACATAATACTCTTCATTGCTATCCTCATCATATCTATAGATAGGTGTATCAGCAGAGATAGCCACACCAGTGATTACTTGCTCCTCATCATTGAATTGAAATTTCTTAGCTTGTGAGAATGTTTGAAAACTTATCTCATGCGCTGGATCTCTCACTAGTGAATTAAATTCAACAGATGTCTCTGCTTCATTCAAGTCAATTGAGATTTCATAAATAGGCAATTCCTTCATCATATTAGATAATATGTATTTTTGTTCCATGATTCTAGTATACCCACATAAACAAGGTAAGGAAGGCAGCACAATACAGCACTCCATAAACTGGGCCTTAAAGAGATATCCTAATGCAGAAGTCTACATAATTGGTGATCATGTCAGAGGATACAATAATCTCATCCCTGATGCAAGGTCATCTGTCAGAGGATGTGACGTGACTCACAAGCTGTTGACATTTGCCCGGCACATTGGCGGCAAGTTCCTATACATGAATGATGATTTCTTTATTGGTCCTAAATTCAATGAGGATACAGTGATATCCAATGGCAATCTAATGATCAATGATCTTCATGCACCCACATATCAGGAGGCTTGTCAAAATACTATGGATGTGCTCAAAGCAATGGGATGCACCACAATAAACTTTGAATGTCATCAGCCAGTGATGATGGATAGTCAGAAGCTCATTGAATTGTTTGACTCAATATCTTGGGATGGCCACAATCACTTTGTCAAATCACTATATCTTAATTACTACCAGGTACCACATTCACCTGGACAAAATCTCAAGCTAGGCAGTGACACAAAAAAGGCCCAACAATTGCTGGACCTCTATGGCTCATTCTCATGCTCAGATCAGTGGATGAGAGGGAACACACAACTTAAATTTCTTACCACACACTGAGCTTGTTCTGAATAGCCACGTTATTCTGTGTGCCGGTGATGTCAGACTCTAATACATATACTTGATTGATTCCAGCTGATTGCTGTGCAGCTAATCCAGTAAGATCAGTCTGCTGTGTATTTGTGTTAGCATTGGCACCACCTAATTCATTGGCTGAAGCTCCAGCAGATACACCTCCGCTAGTGTCAAATGTTGGTGCAGTTCCTGATTGATACTTTGTTGCAGCAATGGCAGCTATTTGTGTAGCACCAATCAAGGCAGCTGATGCAATCGCAGCAATACCAGCTGGTGATGGCGGAGGACCAAACTGAGCAATCCCCTTCACAATAGCTGATGCAGTATCTATAGCTGCTTGACCTATTCTGAGAATCTTATCACGTTCAAATTGTTTCTTTTTAATAGCCTCAAGTGCATTAAAATTCTTGAGCTCAATCTGATACTTTGCAGCTGCATAGTTTTCATCTATAGCCTTTCTTTGTTCAGCCGTTAAATTAGTATTCTCAAGTTCAGACTTATGCTTGGCATCCAATGCAGACAGCTCATCATTTGCTCTTGTTTGCATGTTCTGCATCCTTGCATCTTCTAGTGAGCTGAAGGCATCATTTAAGGCACTGAATTGGTCAAAGATAAACTGAGCATTGTCCAGCTGTTTTTGAAGTCTCTCAGCATTGTATTTATTCTGAATCTTACTGATCTCTTGTTGCTGTTGCTCCTCAAGTTTAGTGATATCAAGGCCATATTGTTTGGCACCCTCAATCAGTTTGAAATATTTATCTGTGACCGCTTGCTCTTCTGTTTGTTGAGCAGTCAATAAAGCCGCATTGTATTCATCAAAGAAAGCCTCTTCTGTTGCAATCTCTTCCCTTCTTAGAGCTTCTTTCTTGTTGAATGTTTCAATCTCAATATCTCTTTTTTCTTTGGCTGTTTTATCAGCTAGATCAATCTCTATCTGTGCATACTTAGCCTCAATATCATTCAATGATTTTTTCAAAGCCAGCCTCAAGGTAGTAGTATCTTGATTATTCTTGACTGCTAGTGCTATAATCTCGTTAAATTTCTTCTGTTCTGCTGCAATCTCTTGCTCCTTATTGGAAAGCATTGATAGATTGAAGGCATCCTCAACCTCTTTGATCTTAGCTAGATCTTGCTTTCTTTGCTCTCTTGCCTTATCAGATGCAGCCTTTGCCTTATCAGCTTGATCTTTCTGTACTTTCTCAGCATTCTCTGCTACCTTCTTAGCGTTATCTTGTACCTTCTTAACATTCTCAGCTGCATCAATTGCTCTCTGCTGCTTGATATCTGCATAGTAGTCTTTAGCTTGTTGGCCCAGCTTGACATATCTTTCTCTTGATGTAGTCAGTTGCTCTCTGATCTTGGCAGCTTCATCCTCATTCCCCTGATCCAGCATCTGCTGATATCTCTTCTGTAAGTTCTGAAATGCAAACTGCTCTTTGACTCTTGCATCCTGGCGAGCCTTCGCTAGTATCTCAAGATTCTTGATCTCGGCCTTGGTGATCTCTTCATCAGTTGCACCAGCAGCCTTCATCAAAGCTATTCTATTGCTTGTATATTTCTGCAATGCACTGAATGAATCATCAAGAGCTTTACGGCCATTCTCAAGGCTCTTATTGAATTTCTCATTTGACTCAGCAGCTTCAGCACTATTATCACCAAACGCAATGAAGGCTCCAGCTATGGCGGCAAGTGCAGCAATGATCAAGAATATTGGATTGGCTTTCATCACAGCATTCAATGCTTTCATGGCCAATGTTCCCAAATTGGTAGCAACAGCAGCAGCTTTCTGTGCTGTGCTCATGGCTGTAGTGGCAACAGCATTACCAGTAGTTACTGCTGTATTCTCAACTATGAATGCATTCTGAATCTTCTGAGCTACATTCCTGAGCTGAATCCCTAGAATAGCCTCTTTATTCAAGTTGTTGGCAACAGTTGAAACGGCATTCACTACACCTTGCACAGCTTGCAGCTTCACCATTGTCTGCACTAATTGCTCAGACTCTACACCAGTCAATGCAATGGCTGACTGAAATCCTCCAAAGATAGCAGCTCCAGTATCAATCCCAGCTAGTGTTGTATCAAGGCCCACAAAGTCAGAGGAGAGAGCTGTGGTTTGTGCCTTCAAATCACCAATCTCATCTTTCAATGCAGCAGCATTACGGATTGCATCTGCACCCACTGGTGACTCAACACCAGCTTGAGCTGCAATAGTCTGATACTGCTTCATGACTTGAGTCATCTCTCTCAAGCTCAATCCTCCAGCTTCAACCCTTGCATTCAGCTCCGCTAGTCTCTCAGCAAAGGCATCTGTGCCAGCATCTGATGCAGCAGTTTTCTGTGTTGCTTGAAGATCCTTATTCAGATTGTTGACTGCCTTGTCAAATGATTGCACATCTTGTACACTGTTGCCAGTGTCAACTCTAAGTGAAAATACTGCTTCCTTATTTGCCATGTCTATATTCAAAAAAAGGCTAGTTTCCCAGCCTTCATAAAGTTAATATTTTATCTTATTCCGCTGGTGGGAATGGTGGTGTAGGTTTAGGATTGTAAGGAATTAAATCCAAGTCCTTAACCCATAGAAAATCTACGTTTGTGCAGAAGTTCATCTCCTCAGTTGAGATAATCCAATTGTCATCCGCATCTTGAATAGGATTGAAGTAGCTATCCTCAGTGTATTGCTGACCTACTAATTCATCTTTCTGTACCTCTGTAAGCAGTCCTACATAGTTAGGATATTCTGCTTGTGTTATGTCTGTTAGTTTCATTATACTTGTCTTGATAATGTAGTTTGAAACGCTTGTACGGCAGTGTAGAAGTTAGCTGCTTCTGTGTCTGTAAGTCCATCTCCAATTGAAGCTAAAGCACATTGAGCATCTGAAAACTGTGAAGCTGGACTATATGCGCTTAAAATTATTTTTGAACTTGAATAACTTGAGGATGTTTTACTATCAGTTAGTAAAATAGATGAATTTCTGATAAGTTTTTGAGTAGCACTACTTGGTCTATTAACCATATAAAATGCTGCATTATTTGCTTGAGCAGTTTGGCTAAATGAATTAGTTGCTAATGAACCGTATAATATCCCACTTGCTATTTGCAAAAAACAATTTAAATTACCATTAGCCATAAGCACATTACTATTAGGCGTAGTTCTTGCATAATGTGAAATATGCGCACTTGATATAGATAAAGATGTGTTTGTATTTAAAAACGTATCAGCATAAGCATTTGTACCATTTGGCAAAGCTCCCGTAGAGCTATGAGTCCACCCCCCTACAAAGTTTAACCTAAATGCAGCATCAGTATCCTGAGCATCCATAAAGTTAAACTTATGCTTTCCAGCAGTACCACCCACCATTGGATACAATGCCTTCATCTTAGCAGTCAGTCCATAGGTAGTTAAGTCTGTCTCAAGTGTGTTTAACGCAGCTAAGATAGTTAAGTCCGTTTCTCCCGTAGCAGCTATCCACGCAGTAGTTAGTGTGCCGTATGAAGGCCCACTTGGCTGCACTAAATATGGATTGATTATCATACTCTAGTTCCTATGATAGTAACTTTCAAACCTTTCGCAGTTCCATCACCAATTTGGTCGATGTCAATAGTTATCTCAGCATCATCTGCTAGTGCAGTGTCAGATACAACCGCTGGTGTTGCCGCAGTTGTAGATGTCTTTTCAGTGTTGTCTATTGTGAGCTTTGTTGATAGGATAGTTGTACCACCTTCATTGATGTCAACCGTGAAGATACTACCTGATGCTTGAGCTGTAGAAAGTGAAGCTCTCACAGCAGTAATTGTCATTGCATAAGGCATTCTAAAAGTAACTTTTGCAGTACCAGTTGTCAGTGCTGTAGTTTCATCTGATGCAGCCACCTGGATCTCAGTAGGCAAACCACTCTGAGCAAATGTTTTTATGTTGGCACCAGTTACACTGCGTGATGTGTATAAACCACCACCAGCTGATTGAGCAATCTCAACTAAATCTGTTGCTGCTAGTGCTGCGGCTTTAGGCGTTAAGCCTGATATCTTTACTCCCATGTCTTATTCTATTATTCTTTGTTGATTATCTTCTGTCATTCTATTGATACCATCCTCAGATAGTCTGTTGAATAGCGCATCAGTCACAGCCTTAATGGCAGCAGTTGCACTATTGAACATCATTGTGAATCCGTATCCGTACATCTTACAAGATTAAAGCTACAGATCCGCTTGTCAAATCAATAGCTGAAAATTTGCGAGCTCCAGTACATCTGATCATTGCTCCAGCTTTTACCGCTGTGCCTGGTGTAGTTATTAACTGAGCTTTGATGTCAACACCACCCACTTTGATGCTTGCAAATACAGTGTCCTCAAGGACAAAGATTGCATCATAAGTTATTGTCTTTTCAGTAGTGTCATTCACTATCAATGTTCCCTGACTCGCTGTCAGTATCTCTTCCCAAAGTGCCATATCTATTCTGTTATTCTGATTATGTTATCTTCTGTTATTCTTGTCTGAGCACCAGCTATTAATTTGCCTTCAGTCTCTCTCCAGTTGCTGCCTTTGCCAGGATCAAATGGGACCTCTAAATCAAATGTCTTGATGTTCTCTCCTTCTATTATGCGAATTAGTTCCACTAAAGTAGTTTGATCCTTGCCTGAATCATAGTCTCCTACCTTTTGCAGCCTATATACTACACCATCAATGTTGATAAGATCCTTAAAATTAAGCAAGTTTATCATGTTGTTATCTATGCGGATGTAGCATGTCAACAGTTTACCATACCTTGATACAATCTCTTTCATGTATCTCTCATGATAATGAAACAGATTGTTAGTGGTGTAAGCTGATGATTGATAAAACACAAAGTCAGGCACCCCAAAATTAAAGTCAAAGGTAGGTGATGTCAAGCTATTGAGATGGCCCACATATGGATATGATCCCTCAGAGCTGGATATACCATCCTCATCAATGTATTCCCAGTTAGCTGTAGTCATTGGTCCAAGCTGCACAAGGAATGGCTTGCCCTTCTTGATTGCTATAGCTGATGTACCATCTTGCTCAGTTTTTACTTGGAAAGATCTAGGCATGATCAGTCCAGTGTAGGTAGTCTCATCTAGTGGGATGTTCACTAGCAGCTTCTGTGAGAATGGCAGCTTGAAATCTGTTTTATCTCTAGCAAATTGACTCTGAGAATCAACTACAAATGATCCGTATTGCTTCCTAACATCTTGCTGATATTGTGCATTGTAGTAGTCATCATCAGCATCAAAGAGAAAATTGTATTTACTACTAGCAAAATTCACTGTTGGTGTAACCTTGTAGTCCTTGCTATAGTCAACAAGATTGGTCCAATTCAATGCAGCATTTGAGTCATTGTAAAATTCATCCATTGTCTCAATCTCCATCACTGTAGGATTGTCCTGAGATGGCTTGACATATAGATTGAAAGCTGTAGTAATTCCCTTGAAAAAAGTGCCACAATCCATGTCAGGCAGAAATGCATCCAAGAATACTGTGCCACCTGGCTCAAGTGATTGCTCAGCCTTGATGATGTTTAAATCAGCTGTATTGCTGGCAAGTGTAGTACGCAGTTGAAATGTTGTAGGGATGTCATCAAACTCAACTGAGCTATCATAAACATTCCATAAAATAACAAATCTTAACTCATCATTGATGTTAGTATATATATCCTTGACATAGTCGAAGCTGATAGTAGCAGAATAGTCACCAGTACCATTATTAAAGAGTCCTTGATATACTACATCTTGAGAAATGATGAATCCATTCTTGTAAATCAATAGCCTCAATTTAAACCTTATCCATGTATCCACAATATTGGCTCCAGCTATTGTAAAGTCAATATTCAAGTCATGATCACCAACATAGTTAACTTTCATGATGCCCTCAGTAGCTGCCAAAAATTTCAATACTGTACCAGGTGTTTCAATCTGTCCGCTTGGATCAGTTACCACTGTACCATTGTAAGGATCATCAACAACTATATTCTGTAGATTCTGCAATCTATTCCCTCCAAAGAGTAACTGAGGCAAACCATCAGGCAAGATCAAAGTGTTAATGATAAAGCCAGCAGTATTGTTGCTTTCTGTGGTATAGGCTGAATATTGCAAGCTGTCTGCTGCTTTAATTCTAGGAAGCTCACCACCAGGGAAAGCCATCAGCAATCTCTTGAATGTTTGTGACTCTAAGAAGTCAGATGTCCAAGTCATACCAGCAGTTTCAAATGCTTTCTTCAAAATGTCATAGCAGAATACTTGAGGGGGAATATGCTCCACACCAAACGCAGTCACAGATGGCCTAGTATATCCATAGTCAATCAGTCCATAGTAGTAGCCTAATCCATCCCAATTGGATCCAGTCTTGTTGCTTGTTGGTACACCATTCACCTGGATAGTTCCTGACCAGCTATCTTCTTGATTAGCCCTTGTCAAAGTATGTGAATATTCTGACCAATTCAGCTCATTGACTCTGACCTTAGACAATAGTCCAATGTAGTCAATAGTCTCAGATACCATGATTAGATTGAATCTCCATGCACCATCCTTGTGAACGCATTCAGTGAGCTGTGCTATCCCATTAAACTGCAATAGTCCTTGATCATAGTATCTAGCTGTGGCTTTGACAGATGGATCAAAGTTTAAAAATCCACTTGAGCTGCCATCCACTGGCTCTGATGCTGTCACAGAAAAGACTTGATACATCAGATATGTATTGTTCTTTGTACCAGGCAAAGTGATAGTTTTACTATTGTTGCCCTTTCTAGCTGCTAGATCCTTTACATCACTGATGTTGAATGTTAATGGGAATGGCAGCCTCTCATCAAGATCTACTCGTATGTCATTTATAAATAACTCCATCTATCCCAGTTGTGATGTGTATGTGTATGTTCTATCTATCTGCACAAGCTCTTGCATCAAGCCATCCTTTCTCCTTTGCTTGAGTCTACTTGATGCGTTTGTCACCACCACTGGCTCAAAGTTGCTATTACCGAAGTCATTCTGTAGGTAAACCTTTGGTGATTCATACAGCTCTCTGACTAGCCAGTTCTGTACATCCTCAGATATCCAGTCACTATTCAAGATCAATCTGTCATCAACAAACTTGCTGAAGCTGACCTTCTGACCATTCGGAATCAAATACTCATGGTCATTGCCATCCCATGATCCTGGATCTCTTGTGTATCTATTTGATGTAATATCTGAGCTGTCCTCTGATAACTTAGTGAAAGTAAAGCTATCCCATGCCCCAAACTTATTCAGCCAGTGCAGTCTGCGTCTTGAGTAAGGTGAGCAGTCTTGATCAATATATATCTTATAGATCTCTGAATCCTTTGATGGTGTAGCAGTCTGCTTGATTTGTATAGTGTAGTAGTAGCAGTTGTTGAAATCAGCTTGTACAAGTGATGTACTTGATACCAGCATTGATGGCCCTACACTAATCAATGGCACTACTAAAGCTGTTGCTAATGCTCCAGTCCATGTAGCTGATGCTATCAATGTGTTAGAGATATTATAAAGATTGACATATCCAGTACAGAAATCACCTCCACTATTTATGATGCTCAAGAATTTAGCCTCATTATAGCTTACTAATTCTCTTTTATGTCTTGGAAAGTCAGTCAAGAATAAATCACCTTTGCCGCCAGTATCAATGTCATAGTCTTCATAATTATAGTCTATCCATGTTGTATGTCGAAGTGATCCATTAAGAAACTGAAATCCACTTGTTGCAGTCGAGCTGCCTAGATCCACAGTTGGAGGTGTGCCATACTTTTCAAATATCAACAAGGACCATGTGTAGTTAGGATTCAATTCTTGTGCAAATGTAGAAGCTTCACAGAAGTTAGTGGTGATCACTGCCCTACCAATGGATGAGATATTAAACTTACCATAGATTCCACTTTCAGGGAATACTTGATGTGTTGAATGTAAAGTAGCATTGATATACAGCTCAACAATATAGCTGAAGTTTGCCTGACCAGTCTCATCTGAGCTGAATACAACCTCAGTAGGATTGCAGATAGTATTGAATTGTTGTGGCTCAGTCTCTATTGTTATTGCCATGTTCTTGTGTTTTTTGTGAATGATATTTCAAACATCAATCCAGTGACAGCAGCTAGATCATTAGCTATCCTATCAAGGACCTCATTGCTCATGACATTGGATGTGATATTGCGAGGCTTGATACCATATTTGTTCTTTGTAGCTGATGCTGATGCATAGGCATGACTCAAATCATATCCTTTCCATTGCTGTATTGCCTTTGCATGATTCTTTGAAACATTAGGATATTTAAAGCTGTAAGGTGTTTGGAATTTATTCTGTCCTACTGGATTGACACCCTCATCTTGGAACTTGTAGTATTCGTCTGATTCAACAGTGATTGTCAAAGGACCACTTACAAAAGCTATAGTTGCAGCTGCTAGTCCTCCAGTATTGTTAACATTGTTAAAAATGTAATCTCTAAAGTTATCTGTTAGCTTATTACTTAGCTCAAGTATGAAGGCTTGATAAACATTGCTAGGCTGAGCTATATCACTTTGTGATAGTCCGAATTCTCCTAAAAAGTCTAGATCAGCCATGTCTTTGTAATATGTAATCTTGTTCCGCTTTCAGCTTAAAGAAGTTCAGCCAAAACAATGTCTTTATGTATGGCTGACGCGTGATAGTGTCCACATCTTTGCCAAGCTCTTGCGCCAGCTTGAGGAGGATTCTTGTCCACGTAAACCATTCGCTGTCTCTAAGAGTTTCTGATGCATTGTCTGATTCTGATTCATCAGCCTCGCTGTCTGTATTCCCAAGATAGCGAGACTCCGCCTCTCTGATTCTCGCAAAAAAAAAGCGAAGAAGTTCAGAAATTCATCACCAGGGAAGGCCCTTTTAAATATCTCTTCCCTCTTCTTATTGGGATTGATGACCTTGCCCCTATCATCCTCTTGGCAGTATTCCATGCCCTCCTCAATGTAGCATATAGCCAATGCCTCACATGGTGTTGAGCTGACATCCTCAATAAGCTTCATGTCAATGATCTGACCAGTCTCTATGGCACTAAAGTCCTTTTCAAATCTGTATCTCTTGCCTTCTATCTCAATGAATTCAGATGGCTCCTTTGTGCTGTATTGTGATAGCATATTCAGAAGTACACTGCTGGCATTCATGATGTCATCAATGTGAATCTTCCTAACCTTGTTGATTGGTAGTCCGGTGAAGATGCTGACAAGCTGTGACTGAAAGTCAAGCATGTTGATCAGTGACTTATCTGTCTGCTGGATGAATGGTGCCAGCATGAGCCATTTAGTCAGCTGATCAGGTCTACATTCTTGGATTGTTTGTGGATAGTTTACATCAATGGTTTTCATGCTCTTAATATTTTGTATTGCCCTCTCTTACTGTAGTTCTTTTTACTATGCCATGCCAGTGCTAGTGAGATAACCCCATCATCATGCAGTCCACTTGGTGCAGAGTATTGTACTGACCTGGTATTCGGATTGTAAATATAGGTAAAATTCTCAAGCTCATCTATCAGCCATTGCTCTTCTATTATCTTGATGTCTGACTGCTCAAAGGCTAGTGCTAGATCCTCAATGATGATAGGCTTGGTCTTGCTGGTAGTTGTGAAGGGATTGACTAGGTTACGCAGTCTTGATGACAGCATCTCATAGAAGATATCCCCTTGATTGTTGACCTCTATCAATGTGACTGCTTGATATTGCTTGATGATGTCTGCTACCTTGTCAATGATCTTGGACCACTCATCATGCCGCCACCTACCAACATATACCATTTGCCCTCTCTCATTCAGTATTGTTAGCACTGTGTAGTCATCTGCCCTACCTATGTCAAGTCCAGCGTAGCACTTGCCACCTCTCTCCCATGTGCCAGCTGACTGCCTCACGTTCTTGAATAGTCCGGATGCATTGTCAATGAATTCAGCCATGTATTCTTGTCTGAAGATATGATCAGGCAGTGACCGCTTTCTCTCCTCCAGCTCTTGTGGTGCAATCATAGGATTGTCATAGGATGTGAAGTGGATGTACTTGTATCTATCATCATAGTTAGGCTGCATACACAAGGCATGAAAATGATTCTTTCCCTTTGGTGTTGATATGAATATCACCTTCTTGCCCTTGACCATGACAGTTGCAGATAGCACCTCATTCCACAGCTCAGGCCTTGTGAAGGCCATCTCATCCACTACCATGAAATGAAAGGTATTCCCTCTGATATTGTCGGGCCGTTCACCACTGAAGAATTCTATTGATGATCCAAACCCAGTCACCTTGAGATCTGACTTGTTGAATTCAAATAAACCACTGTTCTTTGTAGCTCTCTCAAGCTCAGCAAATACTTTCTTACCTTGCTTGTATACTGGTGTTACCCAAGCAATCTGTGAGCCTGGATGATTGATGGCCCAGTACAGAAGCTGATTGATTCCTAGTAAGGTCTTGCCAAACTGCCTACCAATATTCAGAGCATAGTATTTCTCACTGCCTTGATTGATAGCATTGTGGATATGCCTCTGATTAGGATGAGGTTTGTAACCTTTGATAGTACTCATTCATCAAAGTCAAAGTTATCAACATTCCTAGTCTCAACTTGCTGGCGATCATGCATGCCTAATCTGTTCTTTGCGTAGAATATCCCCTTGCCCTCATTGCCCACAATATCAACAGCTAAGCCTTTAAAAAGCTCATCTATTTTTTTAATAGTGTCAGATTTGAGTTTGTCATCAGAATTCAACCAAGTGTAATAAGTCTCTCTTACAATACTCTTTTCTTTCCTAACAATAGGAATCCATATTCTAAGGAAGTAATCTATAGTAGGTATATGCCTATCTAGTACCAGGACAATCTCTCCTTTATTGGATATCATTTCTTTCTTATGGGACATGCACTCTTCGATATAAATATGTGCTAGTTCCTCAAGGTGTTTTATGAATTCATCTGAGTATGCCATTATTTCAATTCATTAATTTTAGATTCTGCCCATGTCTTTGCTGCCTTGCCACCCCACAGAAGGTATGAGATGTATCCACAATCTTCAGGTGTACCATTTTCATAGTAAGTCTCAGCTCTTGAGAGATAGCTTATCATTCTTTTGATTGTATCAATGGATAGCTTTTCTCTATTGCTGAGTTGCTGTGCTCTGACTTTGCCCACTTGTGTTGCACATCTATTGCCTTGCTTTTCATTCAGTTCTATTCCTCGTCTAGCATTGTTCACTACAGCATCCGGATAGTCATTATAGCTATCTTGGAATTCTTGCTTTGCTCTTTGCCATGATGATTTGCATACTGGATAGCGTTGAGTAGATGGATATTCTTCTGTCATCTTCTCATCAGCCATGCATCTAGTTATGAATTCATTCTCTGACTCTGCTGGTCTTGGTTTAGGTATTGGCATCACTTGCAGTATTTAGTGTAAAATGTATATGGCACCACCTTCATCTTTGCCAGGATCCATATCAGTGGCCTATAGGCTTTGAAGTTGTACTTCTCATATTTGGCTCTGTCACCTTTGCGAAGGTTGATCAGTGCATTTATTTTGGATTCGTATTCCCCTAGCTTTGTCATATCAAAATCAGGCTTTACATCGAACAGCTCTCTAGCTTGTTGCTTTGTCAATCTACCTGATCTGACTTGTGCAGAAAGATATACTATTCTCTTGTCAATGCCAAATTTATTTGGCAGTAGAAAGCTCCCTACAAACTCAGTGTAAACATTCTCACAATGCTTGCCGCCATAGTCTTGCCATTGGATCAGTCGTTTCATTTCAGCCTCCATTGTCTCTCTATCAAATCCATAGTGGAATGGCCTTACATTCTTGATGCCCTTCAGTGCATAGTACAGTTGGTCCTTGAATGTAAATAGTGGATAGTTAGTAAGTTCTGATTGTGTATATGCCTTGTACACTGATCTGATGTATTTGGCATCCATATAGGTCCATGATGCTGGTGTTGATCCCTCCGTACGGAAGTCATGACCATTGAGAATGTACTTGATCTTGTACTTGTGTGCAGTGTCGTACATCAGCTTAGTCATTGCGATATCATTGGGGATATCTGCATCAGGAAGTCCAGCGTATAGGAATGCTTCATTTAGCTTGTCATATTCTGACTTGTTCACCTGGTAAGTGATGGCATCCACATTCAGCTTCTTGATGAGCTGCTGCATATTATGGACAGCTTGTGGTGCATTCCAGTTATTATCGAAGTGGATAACTAGTGGCTTGAGTCCCCAATAACGCACAGCAGTGTACAGTAGAACTGAGCTGTCAAGACCTCCACTGATCCCCATGATGCAATCATATTTGTCAGCATAGCCATGCACTCTGATCTTGTTGAGCATATCATGCAGTCCTTGTGGATCTGATTGCTTCTGTAGCTCATCATGTAGATCACAATAGTTGCACTGCTTACTACCTATGACAGCGAAGTCAGAAGTGAATAGGCATCTTTTACATTCTTTTTTCATGTTATAATTATTTGAAAATAGCTTTCGTTTGTATTGACCATGTGTATATTGTAATCAGCAAAGT